ATCAGCAATATCAGCAATGTCGCTGATGCCAATGCCACGCACTGTGCTGCGACCATTGTAGGCACACACAGCTGGGATCTTGCCTAGGCCATTGACCTCAATGATCTGTTCAATGATTTCTGGATTCTTAACATTCACAGTGGTTGTGGTAATGTCAGTGGGTGTCCACTCTTTTACCACACGAACATCACCGTTGACATCTTCTAGATATTTGAAGTAAACAAGTTCATAACGTCCACTTGGTGCTCGCTTCCATGTCCAATCAAGCACTACCATAGGAGTTAGCATTGACACATAGGGTCTAATGCCCTGTGCCTGTTCATCTGCCACAGTGACTGCACCTACATTGGGCTTGCTTACCACAATCCAACAGGCTCCGAATACACTGGTCCATGTTGCTACATCCTTCATGAATGCATTAAGACTGCGACCATCTAGATCAGCATCACGTAAGAACATTTCTAGTTCAAATGATTCTGTGTTGTTGCCAAAGTCTCTGTCTGGTTCTTGACGAAACAAGAAGCTGTTGTAAACTGAGATAACACTTTGACAATGATTCTCTAAGGGTGTTGCACGTAAACGGGCACCGTATTCTTTATCAGTTTCAAGTTGATACTTGGTCAAGTGTCCAGCTGAACGATATTCTTCGCCGCCTACATAACTTTCAAGTAGATACTTCCAAATAGGTTGATAAGTGTCATACAGTTTATTGCCACTGGTTAATGCAGCTATTTCCGTTGCTAGTGTTTCGATTGAATTCATATGTTGTGTCCTTTATGCTAGGGCATGTCCCCAACGTTGTGGTTGTATTAGGTTAGGATCTCTATCACGTTTGATTGGAAATAGATAATCAATACAGTATGATGCCGCATCAAACATGTGATCCCACTGTCCTTTATCGGGAACTTGCGTTCCTTCTTTATAGCAAAACTTCTCCAAGGACTCTATTGTATATTTACACTTGGCATCAATAAAGAGATGTCTAATGCCGTCAGAACTGCACAGTCTAGCATTGTAACTGTTTATTCTATCACGAACAAGATTGTGTGCCCTTGGTGCTCTTACTTCAAATCCGGCGTTGCGTAGGATTGTAAAATCCGTGGCACCACTCGCTGATGTTTTTCTTTGTTGACCTGCTGGGTCTGGATAGCAGATGATTTGGCTCTTTGGATATCTTCGAGATATTTCTTGTGCCATTTCGGCGGTATTAGAATTAAGCATGTGAACTTCGTCAATTTGATACATCTCCTTACCTTGTTGAACATACACAGCGGCTGTTACAGGACTTGTGTTAAAGTCCATGCCAATGTGCAGTGTTCTTAAATCAGGAGCAGCTAGCGTCTTAATGTTCAGCTCTCTGCTAAAGTTGTAGGCCACTACACCTTCAAATGTTTCAAATGATGCTTCAAATTCTTGACGATAAGTTCTTGCATCTAGTTCTTGACGAGCAGCAGCTATTTCTTCTTCAGTGACCCATCCACCGTCGATTGTTTTAAACTGCCAGCTCTTCCAATCATTCAAGTGTTCTTCTTGACGGAATAGGTCATAGCTCCAGTTGCCTTTGCCTTTAGGTGTGCCAATAAACATAGCACCACCCTGCTGATCTGCCAAAGCTGGACGAATGACTTCATACCAAAGTTCTGGATCTACCTCTGCCATTTCGTCTATGACGCAGTAAGACAGGCTGGGTCCACGTAGACTGTCAGGGTTCTCAGCACCTTTAAGACTAATCGTTGATCCATTCTTTAGTGTAATAGATAGTTCACTTTCGTTCACCTTAGCTGCCCAACGTAGATCTAGCAAGCGTCTTTTTAAGGGCTTCCACACAATCATCTTGGCACTGCGGTAACTGCTGGTAATATAAAATATTTCTTTGTTGGGTATTCTAGCGTGATAACACAGTTGTCTAATAGAGAGAAATGTTTTACCAAAACGCCTTCCCGCTATGACCACCTTAAATCTATGTGGGTCATTGGCTATTAGTGTTTGTGGGTCACTGAGTTTCATCCGCCCCAGCCTTTATAGATAGCCCACAATATTAGAGCAATAAATGCCACTCCCAAGGGAAAAACTATCAGCATTATTCTACTGAGTCCCAAGGCAATGGTTTCTGATCTTCGTTGTTAGTTGGTGTGTCCTGCATTCCCAGCAAGTTCTTAGCAAGGAAAATTTGCACTGCTGCTGAGTTATTTCTGCAGGCATTGTCCAGCATTGCACGCCGTAAAGTGATTCTTACTTCAGCACGACCTTTTAGTAAGATATCCGCAAAGTTGTATCTTAAGGTATCTTCTTTAATGCCTAAGAAGTCCGCGATGTCACGATCACTACAGCTGAGTGCTGCTAACTTACGCACATCTTCTGGATCAATAACTTTCTTGTCACGTCCTACACATATACCTTCATAGGTAGCTTCAACAAGTTCTTTAGGCTTAGGGCCTGTTTTAGCTCGGGCAGTTTCTTGCTCAGGCAGATTTTCATGATCACATGCGCCTAAATCATTAGAGGTGAGATTGTCTTTTGGTTCTTCCATATGTTTATTTAACACATGTCAAAAGAAAGCCCCTTATTATTGGGGCTTTTTATTATTTTTTCGTTGAAGTCCAGTAATCGCTCTTTTTTTTGTAAACGGCACGCTTCTCTCCAAATCGTTTGGCACCCTGGCGAATAAACTGTTCATGCCTAGTGATTATTTCACAGTTGTCTTGGCTCCAAGCACCATTAGGATCTTTTCTAGTCAAACAGAGGTCAGTTACCTTACGACCACGATTTTCCCAAGCCCAATCAGTGTTCCAAAAGTCAAGCCATTGATCAAATGTCATTGTGTGTGCTTCGCCACGATAGGCTGCTTGACTCTTGTGTTTAAGCCAAGCGTAGTATTGCTGATGAGTCTTTTCATCAGGTCCACTTTTCCATATCAATGGATTTTCCCTAGTAGGGGCTTTGGGTGCGTAGGAGTGTGCTGCCATAATAATATTTATGTTGATTCAAAAGAAAAGGCCTTAAACTAGGCCCGGCTGTTGAACGATTAGATTTCTTCGTAGCTGCTGCCCAAATCACTTAGTTGTTTACGCAGTCCTTGATGGCTCAGTTGTATTCGCATGATGTCTCCTTCACTAAAACGATCAGGCATACCTTCAGGAGAAACATCAACTAACTGCATTGAGGGATTGATTAACAGTATGTTCTTAACGGCAGCTAGTTGCACAAAATCCTGCCAAGAGATGTCATCACTCACTGGCAAGCTCACAGTTTCTTCCAGCATGAAGCCTTGATCATTCATTAAAGTTAGCGTGTAGTTCATTTAGATCTTTCAATATTTGTTGCCAATGGCGCTGTTCAGCACGAGCTGTTTTGTATTCACAGCTGGCCTGCTGTTTTCTAGCTGCGTAATAATCAATATTACACTGTATGGCGGCCTTGCTTAACTGCGGTTTTGGATCGCTAGTGCCTCTGCCAGTTCTTTCTGTAGACATTGTATTTCCCATTCTAATAGTTCGATTAGTTGTTCGTTTGTGTATTCAATCATGCTATGGCCGTTTGTTGTTACATCTGTTATTATATTATAATATCTGCACAGTGTCAACGCTGAACATTGCCAAAGTTATCTTATTTTAGTTCTAAACTTTTGTGGTTTTACACGGGGGTGTGGTTTGATGCACAGTGCATACACTGGCTCAAGATTCATTTGTTTCATACGTCTAACCACAGTGGTAAGCCAAATGCCCTGTTGTTCACTCCATTCAGTCAGCGTTTGAGTCTTTCCTCCAATCTTGATTAGAGTATTGCTCATGCGATTGTTTTGACTGAACTTCTGTGTGCTCCATTGGAGATTGCTGGGCTTGTAGTCACCGTCATTGTCAATGCGTTCCAGCACATCTAGGTAACTGGTTGGCAATCCAATGTTGTTTTCTATCCATTCAGCAAAAGCCCAAAAGTCTCTGCTCCAAGCGGCTTTTAACTTGATGCCACGGCCACCAAACTGATGATATCTAGCACTGTTGGGATTCTCACAGTGATACTTGATCAGTTTATATCTGCCAAATAGGGGGTGTTTTGATTTGTTTTGTGTTTTCATTTTGGTTCCTTTATTCCTAAGTCTTCAACGCCCATATCTATAAGTTCTCGGGCGTGTTGTTGTGTTAACCATTTGATCCATTTGCCGTGTGTTGCACAGTATAATCCCGGTATGATACCTTGCAAAGGATGCAGTCGTCTAATGATTACCACAGGGCAATTCACATGCTTGGTCATTAGCTTTTTTGCTGTCATTTGGCTGTGCGCCTTTCAGCCCAAGTCTTGGGTCTGTTTTGTTTTTGTATGCGAGGATGTTGCCAAGTAGCCTGTGCTTTAACATTGGTTTTCTTTTGTTTTTCCGTAACGTGATCTGTGAATAGATCTAGTTTTGCGTTAAAGTTATACAAGTTTACACTGCAACTCCAGGCTTTGTCTACAGGATTAAACCAAACCACTGCCAATGTGTGAGGTTCTATCTGTGTTCTGTGACTGTGTGCCCCGTGACCTTCATTGTAATGAAACTTGCCAATATAAGGATAGCTGCCAGTTACTTCTTTGATGCGTGCTCGGGCAGCATCAGCCATTGCCAATATTTCTTCACGACATTCTTCAGGTATAAACTTTTTAAAGTTACGACGATCTTTAGTCAAGTTAGCAATGAAC